GCGCCAGGGCTATAAAAACCAGTATCTGTGCCGCTGTCCTTGAAATAAATAGAAGGCGCTGCAGCAGTGCCATTCTCAAATGCAATCGTGCTCCACTCGCCGTCAAGTTGGAACAGCTCAATCCAGTCCGAATCCGCGCCATTGCGCATCTTCATCACGCTGTTGTTCGTATCAGCCCAGAACTGGTACGGATACGTCGTGCCAACCGCAGTGTTTGGATCCGTGGCACCGCTGCTATGCCCCGCCAGCGATTGCAAAGCATCCTGAACGTCCAGGCGGAATGCCTGACCACCCTGGTTAGGGATAGCAAAATCGTTTTGTGCCATGGTCCTGCTGTGTTAGGAAAAGTTTAGGCCAGTTGTTTGCCGTAGCCCACGGCTTGCCAGTCAAACGTTCGTGACACGGCAGTGCCGCCCGAGTTCTTGAAGGTGATCGTAAAGCCCGTCTTGCTCACACTAGTCAGCTCGTAAAAATCGCCGGTTTGCAAGTCCTGGGCGCTGATCCCAATGCTCGGTGTCTGGTAAAAAGCATTGGCAAACGTCACGGCATAAGAGCTAGCCCCACTCGTCAGGTCATTGCCCTGCTCGTTGCGGGTTTCCATCGTCACCGTCGTCCCAAGTTCGCTGATCGCGATGTTTTGCGTCGGGTCGCTGGATGTCGCAATCACCTTGAACTCGAACCCTCGGCCAGTACGCGCACCATTCACGAATGGTTGCCATTCCGTAAATTCAGGATCGTCAGCCGCCGGGTCATCGTTGGTCGTCCTGGTGTAAAGCGTGGCATTCACTAGATCCAGTGTGCCGCCGTCGATGTCCTCCCAGCTGTCAATCAGTTCTTCCTTGTCGTCAAACAAGTCGCCGGGCAAAAATGCGCCAGTGACAATCTGGGCGGCAACATCAACCGTAAAAACGCCCTGTAAGTCAATCGGCTGGGCAAACAGGTATTCGCCCTCAGAAATCACGCCGCCGATTTGATCAACACTGCCCAGCTGGTCAAAGTCGTCATCAACCGCCAGCTCGTCAACGGTCAAACCTTGGTCCAGCACCAGAGCATCTAGCTCGTCGTTGTAGAACATGTTGATGCTGTCACCGTCATACGGCGGGACCGTGCTTTCCTCGGCATAGGTCAGCACCAGCAAAGGCGACTGTGGTGCGGGCAGTGTCACCGTCACCGAAATTGGGTTAAGGGAGCGGTTACCGCTGCTGTCCTCAAACTTCGCCATGTAAGTGCCAGCCAAAAGCGGCACCACAGCATTGGTCGCGTTACCTGCAACTGCCGGGATGATGTCGTTGCAGTTCTGCCACTCAACGCCTGATGTCTGAGTGGAATGGCGAATGATCACCTTGCCGCCAACCAGAACGTCAAGATCGACCGATGCAGGCCAGCTCAGTTCGGCTTGTTTATTCCCGATCTGGCTGATTTGCAGCAGTTCCATGTCCTCTGGATCTGCCGACTTGCCGATCACCTCATAGTTGAGTGGGGATGGCTGGGACTTTTTATTGGTGACGCCAACCGCCGTAACCTCGACCTGCCAGTTGCCCTCCAGTGCGTTGGCAATATCGACCTGGCTGGTGGCAGTTGGTGTGAGGTTGACCCAGTTGCCGTCGTCAACGCGGTAGCGGACTTCGTAGGAAACGGCGCCCTCAACTGGCGACCACGAGATTGAAACCTTGACGAATACCTTGTTGTTATCGACGTAAAGGCTTTCGCTGTAGGCCAGGTTGGTTGGTCCAGCCGGAGGTGCCCCAATAAGGGAAATATTTGGCGTGAAGAGCGGAACGTCTGCTTCTACATAGTCAAATTTGCCGGAGTTATACGCCAACGCAGTGACGCCGTAGACGCCGTTTTCTGTGTCTTCTGCAAGGCTGATAACGCGCCAGGTGGTTGGGGCAACGTTTGTCGGGCGCATCAGCCAAACGCTGTTTTGCGCTGGGGCAACACTGAAGGCAGAGCTGACCGTTACCGTTCGCGTGCCGCTGTCGTAGGCAGACACTGAACGGGTTTCAAGGATGCCGTCAGGCAACATGACCGAAATCGTGTAATCGGTCTGCACCGTCCGATCCACATCAATCACAACGGTGGTTGTGGTGGCCGAGCTGACGCGACCGCTCAACCGTGTGCCAGCCCTGGTTGGATCGCTGACATTGATGATCATTCCGGGGCGCAGAACCACGCCCGACTCAATACCAATAGAGAAGCTGACGGTTTCTGTTTCGTAGGCGTTGGTATAAAGCAACCACCGACCCAAGCGGGCAGCTTGACTGCGGCTATTGCAGGCAAAGGCGTCTAGCTCTTCGGTGACAACGCCGTATTTTTCGATCAGCCCCGGATCTTCGACAACCTCGGTTGCAACATCGCGGGTGTCGGTGTTGAAGTAGCGAACCAGGATGACGGTGGGGCGGGTTTTGACGTCGCTGCCCGAATAGCTGAAGTTGCCCTCAACAACGTTGGATGGTCCGAAGATGTAAGACGCATCATGCGGGCGATCCTGTGCCAGCACCACGCTGCCGTTTGACCAGAAGGCTTGCGTGCGGAATACGCTCAGCAGCTGGTTGATCAGTGTGAAAGCGTCCTGCTTGCTCTGCAGATTGACGTTGCAAGAGAAACGCGGCTCTGTGATTGTTTTGCCGTCGGTTGTCGTTGTAGTGACAAGCTCGGAGGCGTACTGGCTAGCGGCGTAGAAACTCCACTTATCGAGGCGGCTTGCATTGCCATCAAAGCTGGATTTCTCTGCATCGGTCAGGATTTCTTCGCCGAATCCAAAACGGCGTGATGTGAGCAAATCCCAGAGCACCCACGCTGGATCGCTGGACCACACATTTGCCGTAAAGGTTCCATCCCAGATGCCGCTATAGCTCAGGGCGCCGGTGTCGGGATCTGCCGTTGCATTGCTAGGCACCCGGATTTTTACGCCCTTGATGTGATACATCCGGTTAGGGATGCTGCTGAATTGCTGGGCGTCAACCTCAATGCCGATTAAGGCACTGTTTGGGTATGCAAGTTTTGCATCAGTAATTTCTGTGTACGCCTGCCAGCTAAAAGCATTGGTCTTGACGGCGCTTTCTGAATCCTCGTTGACGCGGCGCAGCCGGATGTCAATGGGGAAGTTGGCGCTGATTGTCGTGCTGTTCCAGCCAGGTTGTGTGGCGAAGGACAGTTCGCGGCTAAAGCTGAAACCGCCCGAAGTTTTACCTTTGATTTCTTCGTATTTAGCTTGGAAGAAGCCGCCACTATTGAACTGGAAGTCCACGGCATAGGTGAACTTGGTGCCAACTACGCTGCCGTCATCAATTTGTTGCTGCAGCGCCCCAACAGAAATATTTAGGCGGACGCGATCTACGTCAGGGTTTGTGATTTGACGTGTAATGGCACCGCTGTTTAGTGGCACTTCCGCGAAGTATTCGCCGCTGCCCGTTGAGGAATAAGAACCGCCTTGCGTGTAAGTAAAAGTGTCCGCGTTCGGAACGCTGGTAACCGTCTCAATGCCCTTAAGCGTTTTTAACGGACCAGTTTTTGGGTTGATTTCAACGATTGAGCCGACAACATAGCCGTGGCCTTTGGCGGTGACAGTTACAACGTTTGTTGAGCTGTTGTAAGTGTATTTGGCATCAGCGATTCGAACGTAGCCACCATCCACTTGTGCCTTGGCGAGGCTTGATGCCTTGTCGTACCAGGGCACCCGGAACTGGCTTGGGGATCCACCAGAAACTGCTTCGATCTGATAAACCTTGTTATAGGAAGTTGTCGCTGCGTAGATGGTGCTGGATTTCTTGGTTATATCTAGGCTGGGTTTTAAAAACCGCATGTAGATTTTGCTGCCATTTACCCAGTCACTGCCGTCACGGGTTGACGCGGTAATGATCAGATATTTCTTGATCGCATATACATTGCCCGAAGGCGTTTTGAAGCTGGATGCTTTGCGTTGGACGGTAAATTGATCGTCGTCTAAAACGGTGACCGTGTAGTCAGCGTCCCATTTCGGGCTTGTTGGTGTACCAAAGTTCAGCCAAATAGTGTTGCCGCTGCTCAAGCCATGTCCCGCCCATGTAATTGTGATGGTGCTGCCTGATCGGGTATAAGCAGAATCGTTCCAGTCGCGGGTCCAGGTGCCGGGGATTGCGTTATCTGCTTCAACCGTGATGCCAACCGCTTTTTCGGTTTCGACGGTGTTAAAACCCGTCAGTGGACCTTGATCTTGCGTGCCAAGAGTGGATTCAATATTTACGCCTAAAAAGTTAAACGTTCCGTCTTCATTCTGAACGGGGGTGTCATCAAGAAAAACAGACTTATTACCATCAACTAAACCACCGATTTGCCCCTCGCTAATCAGGTCAAGGATTCGTGCATATGCTTTTGACTGAAGGTTGTCCTTCGTGATTGTCGGTTGTTTAACCGTCGGGTTTGCATAAACATTCTGCGTGACATAAGCCGTGGTAGCACCACCGCCGCCACCGCCGCCGCCTTTCGAGCCAATGATTGCAGGGTTTTCTTCAGTCATTCCTTGGAATTGTTGAACACGCCTGCGCTTAGAACCACACTACCGACAAAAGCCTTTCCATACACCACAGGGATTGGAACGCCTTGGGTGCTGGTGTTTTGTATGCCGTTGAAGTTGTAGGACTGCAGGGCGCGAGGGTCGTTAATCGGGCTGGTGTTTGTACCACCGCCGATGCCACCGCTGCCGCCATAACTTGCGATGGACCCGATTGCTGGTGGCTTGGGTGAAATCATCTGCGCCACGCCGCCGAGCACAAGCGATGCACCAATGGCGCCGATCGCTGTTGAAGCGCCGGCTGTTAAAAAACCAACGCCTACAACACCGCCTCCTCCTACGCCTGCGCCCAATCCCAAAAACCCACCGCCAAGCGGACCCAAGACAATCGCAGCCGCAACCAAGCCAATCCCAGCCAAAACCTTGCCCGTGCCGCCACCAGCACCAGCCAGCACCGGCGTGATTGAGATGGTCGCATCAGGGTTGCAGCTCATCCCAATATCTTCTTCGCCCACCGTCGTCTTGCTGACCTTCACCCGGTAACCAATACCGTCCTGGTCGCTATCAATCAGCCACTGATCCAAGCCAGGAAAATTGGCGCACAGAAAACGCACCGCCTCGGCAGGGCTTGCCACATCAGCACAAAACACTCGCTGACCTAGGCGCTTGGCAAGCTGACCGTAGACCTTAACGAGTCTCATGCCGCACCACCTTACCCGTGCATTTTAGGAGCCACTCACCTAGCAAGTCACGGCTTGACAAGCGATTGGTCAGGTGGTGCAGCACATACTGATCGCCCAAATAGATCGCCACATGATTCAAGCCCTTGGAGTCAATCGACATCAAGAATGCATCGCCATACTGCGCGTCTTTCAGTGATACGTCCCGAAAACCTGCTTGCGCGTACAGCTCGTCAAACCGTGGGGCGTCATCCCAATCAAAGCGCCCAGGGCGATCCCAATCGGGTAAATCCAAATCCCATTCCTCTTTGTACCAGTCACGCGCCAGTGACCAGCAGTCCAAACTGCCCCAGCAGTACTCCCGCCCGATCAGCGGCGGCTTGTAGTCGTTGGGCATGGCTTCGCCCCACTCAAACGTCAGGGGATTGACGATGTACCAGGGCAAGCCGCTGCGGTTACATGCCACCTGATCCGCCATGCTCGGCACCGGGCGGGTGTTCGGATGGCTGTGGATGACGGCGATGATTTCGCCCTTTTCCTCGGCGGCGGCATAGTCGTCGGGATCCAGCTGAAAATAGTCCGTTGCGCTGGGTGCCAGGTTTTTGCACGGCCAGTACTTCTGCCTGCCTTTGATGACCAGCAGCAAACCGCAAGCCTCTTGGGGATATTGCTTTTGGGCGTGCGCCAGTGCAGCGGTTTTGGCAGCTTCTTTGATAATCATTGGAACTGACCCACACCTGGGAACCCGCCAAACGGCAGGGTTTTATTGGTGCCAAAGCGGGCTTCGCAACTGGTCAAACGTTTGCCGCACTGATCAGAGCTAGCCGAATAGACCGGCTGATCATTTGTATCAATCCAAGTTGTCAGTGAGCAACTTCCGCTAATCGAGCTGTTGGGTGCAGCGACCTTGATTGTGGAGCCGGAAAAGTCTTCGATGATGTACGCGCCGCTATAGGACGGGAAACCTGAAAATTGGATATTGACAGGATCACCGACGCTCAGCACGCCAACCCAACTGCTGAAATTCACCGTGATATAGATCTGCGAGCCAACAACGCCGCACGTCCCAGTTAAAAAGGTTGGTTTTGGTGAATAACCGCATTCTGCGCTTTTGTACTTCCACTGGCACATGTGGATCGCTTGGCGCTTTGGACCACGCACACCCTGCATGTCAAAGATGCTGGCCAAGTCCCAAGAAATCGTGTCGCGGGTTTCGGCGGTCTTGCGGCTGATGTAATAAACCTCACGCGGAAATTCAGCCTGGGGATCGGCTGTTGGATTGCTACCGCCGGTGAAATTGGAAGCGTCAAGGTATCGGCTGAGCGTTCTGATGCGGGTGACTTTTGCCTTGATCAGATCGTTGCCGGGCGTGTAGGCGTTGACGTCGATCAGCGCCAAGGACAGCAAGCCGTTCAGGTTGGCAACCGTGAAACTTGGGGTCGGCAGTTGACCAGTGCCCGAATACTCGAAACCCTCGGCCTGCACTGGGAATCGGCTATAGGTCGTCCCAGCCCACACGAGGTCGCCGCTTAACTCGTTGGTGCCGGCGTGAAAGTAATACGTTGTTGTTGCCGGTGGGTCGGATGGGTCATAGTGCAACCCGGAAACCAGCTCCAGTTGGAACAGTTCGATAACGGCGCTAGGTGCAAGCTTTTGCAGCTCTTCTGAAACTGCACTGACTGCTGCCCAAGTGACCGTGCCATCAACGACGTAGCCCTCATCGTTTGATGAGCCGTCGGTTTTGTATAGAACCTTCGGCCAGTCAGGTTCACTGCTAGCTGACGTACCAGCAACAATGCAGCGGAAAACAAAGCCGGTACCCTGCTGCGTCGTGGCACGCCGAACGTCGCCAACGACAAAGGCAGTGCTAGCTGTCCAAGCTGTATAGGCCATCAGGGTTCAAATACCTGGCGGAAACTGGCTTGGATCGTGGCGCGACCCACATATGGGATGCTCTTGCTCCACTCCGAGCAAACCCACTTGTACGCGGTGGCTTCGCCCAGCGGCGTCCAGTCGAAACTCTCCTGACCAGCGCGGGCATCGAGGAACGCTTCGATTGTGTCGGCGTCAGCCTCGGAGACGTTCCAGGTCAGATCCCACATTTTGGGGTTCTGATTCTCCCCGAACACTAATCTTTGTTCGTAGCCATCTCCGAAGCGGACAGTGCGGACCACTGGGGCGCTGGTTTTTTGGGCGCCGTAGGTTGGGGTGATGGAAGGGAAAGTAGCCATTAGGCGAGCAAGCCTCCGGGTTTCTTCTGCTTGATCAGTTCTTGCTGGACGGCGGCGCCAATGACCTTGCCCAGTTGATTTGCCTGCTTGTCGTTGCCCTCAACTGTAGAGCCCTTGGCATCAACATTCACCGTGATGCTGCCACCACCTCCCATTCCTAGTGCGTGATTAGGGGTTACAAACCCGCTAGCTCCAGGGGTGAAAAGTTCAGGTCCCTTCTCGCCGACAATGTAAGATTTGCCGCCTTGAATCTGACCGCCGTTGGCGGCGAATCCTGCAAACTGACCTTGGAATCCAGATGGAGTAACGACTGCTCCTGGAGTCATTTGTGGTGCTGACCCGGGTATCGCGCCTGCCCCACCGCCTCCACCAAGGAAGCTCAATCCGATATTCAAGATCTGCATCTGGATCTGAGCAGCAATCATTCGTGCTGCCATGTCCAAGAAGTGATCAGCTGTGCGCTGGAACAGGTTTGCCAACGCTTCACGGGCAGTCATGCTGCCGCTGATTATCCCCTTAAAGGACTCACCAAATGCATTGCCCATTGTGCTGGCAAGGCTAATAACCTGCTGAACAGGATCCATCAGGTTGTTGATTTCACCCTGAATCAAATCAATCGCGTCTTGTAAGCGATCTTTATCGGTCTTTTGAGCTTCCCGTGCTTCGTCCGCTGCTTCACGTCCTTTACGTTCAATCTCGTTTCGGCGCTCCAAGGCTTTATTAAGTCTTTCTTGTAATTCCGCCTGCAGTTCAGTTCCAGCGGCGGCATCAACAAGTAGTTGCAGGGTTTCAATACGTAGATCAACTTCAGTCAACTGTTTTTCAGTCAATCGCTCTAATTCTTTAACTTGTTTGTTAATCTCTACGGTCTGCTGAGCTACCGCGGGGACTACGCCTTGGCGAATCAATTCGCCGTACTCACGCTCGTAAGCTGCTTTGTCTCGGATTTGATCGATCTGCTCTTGGATCGGGCGTGTTAAGTCTTTAGTTGCCTCAAGCGTCTTCTCTGCAAGCTCACGCGCTTCACGCTCAAATAGCAAGTTTGCAACCTTTATTCTTCCTGCTTCAATCTCTTGACTCAAAATAATGTCGTTGGCATCTTTTAATTTTTTGCGTTCGGCAACGCCATCAGCCTGAGCTTTGACAATTGCCATGTTCTCCCGGTAAATCATCCGGGCAACTTCGGTCTGGCGACCTTCAAGTTCAAGTATCTCTTGTTCGGCTTCTATTTGGCCTTGGACGGCCTGTAAACGCTGTTGTAGAGCGATCGTTGGATCAGCCTTAGTTGCTGTTCTTGTTTTCTGCGGCTCAAAACCGCGCAAAAACTGTTCAAATGCAGCAGAGCTTTCACTTACACCCAATGCCGAAGCTGGTACCGCAGTTTCAAACCTTTCTGGACGTTTAGCAGCGCCTCTAAATACCCTTCTTCCACCAGAAGTAGCACGAAGTTCTTCGTTTGTTAGCTTTACAGTTTTACCACGGGCTTGATTTAATCTCTCCTCAATCTTTAAACGTTGCTGTCTAACCGTTAAACCCTTGATCTCATTACCAAGGGTCATCGCCTCCTTTTCGCCAATTTCAGCGGATAAATCTCTAAGAGCATTCCCGAGAGAAGCGGCATCTTCAATCCGGGCAACAGATCTGAGAAGTTGCGGAGTACCAAACAACTTCGCAGCGTTTTCGGCTAGAGTTTTATCACCTAAAAATGCAAAAGATTGTGCAAGTTGGAGAGCTTCTTCTCTAGTTATTCGTAATGATTTGGCTAAATTATCAATATCTGAGGCCAAAAATTTAGAGTCCGATCCGGCTTTTTTGAAGGCGCCGTTTAGGTCGCCAAGCGACTCATTAAACTCAATATTTTTCTGGATCGCTTCACCGATTGCCGTTCCCAGAACGGATAGGCCGAAGCCAAACCCTCCCCCGAGGGCGCCGCCAGCAAGACCACCGGCGAGACCGCCAATCGCTCCAGGGCCTGCTTGTCCGAACAGCAGCGGGAAACCGCCGCCGATCAAACCACTGCTAATAGCTCCGCTGATGCGCTGCTGTCTTGTTTGTGTCCCGAAAAACTGAGAGAATCGACTGGGTGCTTGTTGCGGTCCGATTGGAGTGCCGTATTGATTGGCTGTGGGCACAATGGCCCGGTTCATTTCGTTATTTACCTCACGAATACGTTGTGCTAGTTCTCTGTACTGGTCGCTTCCTCTATCGACTTTACGGATGACATCTTCTAAAACATTGCTATAAGCCTGCAGCGCATTTGTTGTATTTGCAGGTTTAAAAGTCAGTAGGCTTTCGATAGACGCACCAGCACCAAATGAGGGGCCTGCCCCTCCCATGCCCATTAGCTTAAAAGTTGTAGCAATCGCTTGAGCTTCTGTGTTGAAACGTTTAAGACTTTGGAGCGTCGCAGTAAAGTCGGTTTTTGTAATAGCTTGTGTAAATGTAGTCCACTCGACTCTGCCAAATTTTACATTTTGACGGTATGCCTTAAACTGTGCGCTTTGCTCTTTCAGCGCTGAACTACCTTTAGTAATGATACCCGTAAACTCGCTAAAACTTTTAGCGGCATCAAATACGGCTTTTTTATTATCTTCTATCTGTTTTTTAGCTTTTCTTCTTAAATCTGTTGAGGCTTTTTGAGTAATTAAACCATCCTGCTGCAGCTCAATTAAGTCCTGCTCAATCTTCCGCAACTCTTTAAGCTGCTGAGTAAGACGACTAAGCTGACTCGCCTGTACGTTTACGCCGATATTGATGCCATAGTCGGCCATGGCTGAACGTACTGCTACTGCTCAGCCAAGTCTATCGCGCTCCAGCAACTCTGGCCCCACGGCCCGTTCGGGCGCGGTCCATTGCTTTTTCCTCCTCTTCGTTTTTGATTGAGTAGTAGGCGGCCCAGCCGACCAGTTCTTCCTGCGTTAAGTCACGAGAAAGCTGGGCAACCGTCATGCCCAGCTCCTTCGCAAGAAAGTAGATAAAGAACCAGTCCTTCTTAGCTTTTGAGGTCTGCCTTCGCTTCCTCCACCTTTTGGTCTGTGCCGGAAGTCAGCATCGCTAGCTGGATTTCTTGGAGGACGGTGGCATCCACATCGCGGCGAAGAGCGGCGCGATCACCGTCGGAAAACAGGCGCTTGCCCTCTTTGTCCAAGGCCTTTTGGACCATCAGATTAAGTGCGAAGTCGCCGGCATCGTCGGATTCCGTGCGCTTTTGGATTGACTCTCGCTCTGCAATCGTCAGAGGGTGCCAGAACACCTCAAGTACAACCTCGCCTTCGACTTTGACTTCGTGCTTGTAAAGCTGGCTGACGCCAAACTTATTTCTCAGAAGCTCTGCAGCTCGCATGGGATGCTGTTGTTTAACCATACAATACTATGCTATGCAGTCGCCGTAAACTGGCACGAAATCACGCCTATGAAATGGGATCTGTCTTCCACATTCAAAGGTGTGGGACCGACGATGTCCAAAACCCGTGGTTTTGAACTGTAGGTATCGGTGTAGCCGCTGGCGTTCACGGAAGTTAGACCGTCAATCACGGCTTCGCTGATCGCTGAAAGCACTGATGTGCCAGCAGACTTCGGTACGTACACATTGCATTGGATCGTTCCAGCGTAGTAGTCCTGCGCTGCACCCTGGTTCTGGAGCGTTGCCTGGCCAAAGTTGACCGACATCAAGATGCACTTTTTACTCTTGCCTGGCGTCGTGAACGCAACGTTGTCGTAGACCATCAACACAGTGGCGTCTGCCGCCGCAACTGCGTCAGTTACAGCCTTCTCAAAGGCAGCACGAGCGTTGACGAGAGTCATGATCAGATCTCCGTATAGCCAATATACGTCTCACCAGCGGTCGAGCCGAATGCGCCTTCTTTTGCAGCAGAAGCAATCGAAATGAGGGGTTTGCGCTCTTTGAATTTCTCCTTGACAAGGCGAGCCATTTCAGGACCTTGGACAAATGACTGAACTTTGCCGCTCTCTAAGGCATAAATCGCGTACTCGGCACTGTTGCCGATATAAACACGTCTCTTGTAGTTGAATTGTTGTGGCGGATAGAACCGTGCTTTTATCTGGTAATTGGCGCCTTTTTGTTTACGCAGGTCGCTCCAAGGAGCGTAATCCTTGACTTTGTCTACCGGCTGAATCGGGGAAGAAGCCGCTTTCCAACTGGAAGCAAAAAAGCCGGTATAAACAGGGCTGCGTTTTTTAGTCGC